TTCTGTAAGCGCTTGCTGTTTTTGAACCTCAGCCATAGCTGCTCTTTCAGAGGCTTCTGCATTAGCTTGGGCTTGCGCTTGAATATTAATTAAATTAGCTTGTTGTTTTTCTTGATTTCTTATTTTTTGTCTATACTTTAAGAATTGATTTGCTAATTTTAAATTTTTTATTTCTCTAATATCAATAGCGTCTGATAATTCTATTGATTGAGTTTGTAAAGCTATTTGTATATTTTGCTCTAGTTTATTTTTTTCTTCTTCTTCAGGTTCTAGCTCTAAGAATATACCAAACTCATGCATTGATAAGTCATCTAATTCTTCTAATGTAGCAACGTTAAAAGTATTTATAGATTTTAACAAAGCGTTTTTCGTCAAAGGAAAAGCCATCATATCAGCTAATCTAAGACTTATATTTTCAGAAGTACGTATTGTTAAATACATTAACGATTGTAGTATATGTTTTGTGGCTGTATTAGAAGCTGCTGCTGCTAGTTTTTGTAATCCAACTAATGAATCTTTAGCAGGTTGACTACCGTCTCTAGCCTCATTAAGCCCGGTTACGTCTCTAATCATCTGAAGATAATATTGATACGTTTGTATAAGAGCTTGTATTTTAGCCATACCAGACGATGTCTGTAATTCTTGAATTGGTACTTTACCTCTATTAGGATCACCATCTTGAGTTAAACTTCTACCTACAATACTACCAGTTTGAAAATACATATTCAACGCTTCGGCTGGATTGTAGTTTGTTCCATTACCAAGATCAACTTCTGCTAAGCCATCTACATCTACATAAACACCATCAGGCACCATACGTGCTAAAACCTGTTGTATTTTTAAGTGCGTAAGTTGTATCATATCAGCAAAACCTATACACTTACTTACGACTGATTCTATACGACCTTTATACATTCTAGGCGCAGACAAACTATAGTTCATTTGTACCTTAGTTTGATCGCTGTAAGGTCTAGTCATGTTTTCAGCTAATTTCCACTCAAGCATTTTTTCATGCCCTAGTATCTTAGCACCACTATATAAAACTTCAATAGCTCTATGTACTCTTTCAAAGTTATCGTTTTCCGGTGGATCAAAAGTATCAGGCTTTTCTAAAGCTTTTTCAAGACCTTGATCTGTTTGTTTAATTTTAAATACTTGATTTTGATACGTCTTGTATTCAAAATAAAGAACTTGAATTAAATTAGAATCATAATCCCAATTATAAAAGTTATTTCTATAGTTAGAATTACCTGGATATTTTTGTATTTCCTCTAATTCTGAATCTGTTAAATTTGGAAATTGTTTTTTAATTTCTTCTAAAGATAAACTTTTAACCTCACCTACATAATAAATGTCTTCAAAATTAGGATCTTCAGTGTAAGAATAAACAATACTAGCTGGATCTACATAATCAACCGTAATACCATTAGCTAAATTAAAGCTTGTTTTTACAGCTGATATACCTAATACAGTTAAATCATAAGCTAAACGCTTTTTTATCTCTTCATACTTATTATAATCAAAAACATTATTAATAGCTTCTTCTTCTGCTATTTCAATACTTTGTTTATAATTCAACTGAAGATATAGATCTAATTCTTCAACGTTGTCTGGTAATTTAGAAGGATCGTCACTAGCGTAAAGATCTCTTCCTAGTGCTTGACCTAGTTGTTCTATTTTTTCTTTTTGTCTAATATCTCTTAATGCTCTATTAGCAAAATCAGTTCGTTTTTTAATAGCGTAAGGATCTGAAGCAAAAGATTTTATTCTATAACCTTTATCAGTCATACCGTTTACAACAATATCTACGAACTTAGATAAAACAGCTACTGGCTTCCAGTCTAAGTTTAAATAAGACAAATCACCATTTATAGATAATTCATCTTTGTATTTAGCTACAGACTGTTCTCCTCTTGCGTAGAGTTTTAAATCGTTAAAAAGTCTCCAATTGTTTCCAAATCTTCCACCATTTCCTGTTCCTCTGTCACCTCTAAACCATTCGCCTTCTATAGCTCTTGCTACAGATAAACCATATTCATAAGTCTCTTTCTCTGCGTCTGGTACTACCTGACTTGGAAAAGTGCTGCTAGAATTAGTATAAATCATCTATTTTATTATTTTTGAAATACTACCTTTGTTATCAAACTTCTTGAAACCTAAAGGAAAACTATTTTTTTTAACTACGTTTATAGGTGTATACCTATGTTTGTTGCAAGCCATAAGCGCTAAACCAGAACTTATTGAAGCATCATGCTTTGTTCTATTATTTATATTAAACTGCGACCAATCTTCTAATGTTTCTTGAAAATACATATCTCCGTATGATGTTTCTTTCAAACCTACATATTCTTCAATATAAGACTCGATAGCAGCAGCGTGTGCTTGCTTAATATCTTCTGATGAGTTAGGTATTCCACCTATCTCTCTTTCTGTTACAGATAATTTTAACTTATCTGGTCTGTTCATAGAAAAAGCTCTATAACCTCTACGTTTTAAATAATACAAAAGCCTTGGCTTGTTATTTTCTGCTAATATTGGCATACCATAAAAATGTAACGCCATTAAAACATCTTCAAAAAATATCTCAGCAGTTTGTGGTCTAGATATATATTCTAAAAAAAACATATTAGCAGGTACGTTTTCCATGCTAAATTTAGTAAGGCCATGTAAAGATCCATTAGAACCTCTATTATCTACAGTTCCTGATATATCATAAGAGTCACACCCAAAAGCACCACAATGCTCATTCCCCGGGTATTTAACTCCATTCTTTATTATTACACGATTTTGTAATTCCGCAGGTGGAACCCATGATATTAAAAATCTACCATTTTTATTAGGCATAAATTGAACAAGAGTATCTTGATTTCCACCTTGCCATATAAAATTACCTCTAGTAAGTAGTTTTTCGTTATCAAGCTCTTCGTTATAATCTATCTGTTCGTATATTTTAGTTAGATTAAATAAAGATTCTTTTGTTTCGTCCCTAAACGCGTGTTGTTCTGTTCTAGGAAATTGACGATAATATTCGTTTAAACTGTCTTGATCGTTTTTTAAACCTTCAACTTCATTTTCCCAATGGTTTATAACACCTACTTCAATTTGTGATCCATCCGCGCCTTTGATTGGTTTTTTTGGCGTGTCGAATACAGGTATTCCATAAGTATCAATGAATCCTTCGTAGTTCCATTCCATAGGTATGAACAAAGAATATAATCCTGAGCCAGTCTGTCCGTTGCGGTTTCTTTTTGTAACATCTGATGCATTATACAGTTTTTTAAAGTTTCCTCCGCCTTTTTCTAAAGCATTTGAAGTTGAACCCATTAAACATTTACCAACAATTCTAGAACCAAGTCTTAATGTTGTTTTAGTTACACGCCAGTTATTTAATATGTTATCAGGTCTTTCCCATTTTCCACTTTCATCGTGTACTAATAGTTTTAACTTTTCACCATCATAACTGTTGTCACCTGTATTTTTCCAATCAATAGTAGTATCAAGTCCTTCAACTTCTTCTTCAACTTGACCTTCATTAAGTTTCTTTCTTGTTAATTTTGAAGCAGGTACTCTGTAAGCGAGTTCGGTTTTGGGCCTATCCATACCGTCTTGTATTGGCCTGAAAAAGAACGGGTAGTTAACAGATATCGGGACAACCTTATCTGTGAACATTTTTTTAGCATCGGCTCCAGATTTGGACAATATTCCAAACCGTGAGTCACTTGATATGGTTGCCATGTTGACAGTTTCACCGGAAGCCATGAACGAAAAGCCAGAACGTCTGTTCTTGAGGTAACACATACCATAGCACCTTGCGTCTGCTTTGCAAGCTTCCCAGAATATAAAGAATAATCTGTTTGATTCCCTAAAATCTGCTGCCCCAACATCAATCTTGGACCACTGCAGGTACATATAGTGAGAACCAGTAAGATAAGTAGCATTGCCTTTGTTATTAAACCAATAACCTTCTTTACGTCGGGTAAACTCTTCGTCAATATAATCATACCATTTTTCTTTGAAATGAGGTGGGTATTTATCCCATTCAAATCTATTTTTAATTTTACTTAATTCTTTAGGGTATTCTTGACGCTGCCAATGATCTACATCTTTGTTTAACTTACCTTTAAAAAGTGGTAAAGCTATTTTAAGATTTTGTATTTCATATATATCACCTATTTCTCCAGTCGTACTTATTACAATTATATCGTGCTCTTTATTGTAACCATACTCCCATTTTTTACTCTTGTTATTTCTTTTAACAATATGAGGCTTTACATGATCTGTTAGTACAGTTAATAAACTTTGCTTATACATTACTTAGATCTTCCTTCAGCAAAACCCTTAAATGTTTTTTGCTTAGTTTCACTTGAATTATCTTCAAGCATATTTTTTTCTTCTTCAATACGGTTAAGTATTTCAAAGGCATCAAATATAGCTAACTTTTTTGTTGCAGCCGCGTTTTTTAAACGATCAGCTGAAATATCATCATCTGAATCTACAATAGGTTCTTTAGCTACCTTAATTAATTCCTCAACTGCTTTTTGCCCAGCTTGGATTATATTCAACTTGGTTTTCTTGGTGCTCATATTTAATTACAATATCATTTGATTTCATACAATAAAGTCGCTGGTCGTTTACAATAAACTCAAACTCACCGTTAGGTTTAAACCCTACGACATCACCCTCGTTTATTCCAGCTGCTTCTAAGGACTTATTACCATATTTTAATATACCAACAAGCTTTTGCTCTTTTTCAAGCTCTAGATCGTTATTATTCTCAAACGGTTTTATAAAACATCTATCATTAAATGCATTCCATTTGTATATTTTTTTGTACAAATATATTTGATCTATTTGACAAAAATAAAGATCATCTTTAAAATGTTTTGTGCTATTTACCTCTTTACCTTTCATGTTGTAATATCTTCTAAAGACATTGTGATGAATTATTATCTCATCACCAACTTCTATAGGTGTAGTAAATGCCGCGGGTGTAGATACAACTTCTGCTTTATTATTTACAAACTTATGTTTATCTATACTAGTATTTAACAGTAGTTCTCTACCATTAATATCTATAGAGTTATCGTAAATTTTACCTATAGGTCTTACGATAAAATCATATACACTTCTCATTAATACTCTAAATCATACTCAACAGATACTGCCATGTGAGAATTAAACTTCTTCCATGGCAACACCTCGTTGTTTTTCTTTATATGAATATTATAAGAATTATCTTTATCATCAAATAAAATATATGCAATCTCATGACCACCGTAAACCTGTTGGCCTACGGAGTAATGCATTGCATCATTTTTATAATCAGAACCAATACTGATTTTTCTTATAACAGAATCCATTTTAGTCCTCTGCTTTTACAACAGCTAACTCACCATTATCTTCTTGTTCGATAATACTGTATTCCCCTGTTTTTAGATCAATAGTAATACTACCATATTCTTTTTCAAGATTAGCTTTAGTAGTTTCTATTTTTTCATTGACTTTCGCGATATCGTGTAGTAACGCGTGTTTATTAGCTTCTAAACCTCCAATTTTATTTATTAAAGTACCTAACTCTTCTTGAGAAGTCAACACTTCTTTTAATTGCTCTTCTGTAATTTTTGCCATTTGATTTGATTTAATTTAATTTATATATAAATAGTTACACTATTTTAAGTGTAATTACTTACAAGCTACTATATCAGCCGCTGGATTTACAGCTGTTACTAATACATAGTCAACTACAACTGGTAGATAAGTTCCGTTTTGTACTCCTTTAAATACAACAGCTTGTCCAGCCGTTGGAAATCCAGAGCCAGCAGCAGCTACAGTTCCAGCTAAAATAACTGTTATATCACCTCCAGCTCCTACCCATAAGGAAGAACTATTAAGCTTTGTTGTTGCGTTAATAGTATTACTAGGCGTTACAGCTGATGCTTGAGTTATAAAATCTGGTTGAGTTCCATATGATCCCATAGTTGTTTTTATTTATTTATTATTTATTTCTTGTTTTTTCCCATGTGCGACCTACAAAGTAAGCACTGTAAACCGTTATTAATAACGACTGGAATATCGGTACGTATTGACTATCTACTTCAAACCCACCTATATTGCCATGGAAAAAAGCTAATACAGTAAATATAAAAGTAAGATATATAAGAACCATTGGTCTTATATTTTTAGATAAGAAGGAATCGGATTTCATATCCGACTCCCATCTTGATGTTATTTGGTCTTGAGCATCTTTATCAGCTTGCTCTAAAAGCTCTTCAATTTTTTGTTTAGCAGCGAGTCTTTCTTCATCTGTAGTTGTTAAATTGTCTATAATTTTACCAACATCTTTAATGAGACCCCCAGTTATTAATTGAAGAATTTTTTTCATTATTTATCAACTTTAACTGTAGTAATGGTAGGCTTTATACCTAATATTTTAGCTACATCTTTAGGAGATTTTCCACCTGAGTATGTTCTACTTTTCATTACTGCTTTTTTCTGCTTAGGTGATAATGCTTCGCGAGTACTTACTTTTGCGCTAGCTTGTTTAATTTTTTCAGCTTTAGCAAAGCCGCCACTCGCTAAATCTTCTCCTTCTGATAAACCACCTTTTACTAACTGTGATCTTTTACCGCGAGTTGAAGCGCTGGTGTCAGCACCTTGAATTGAGCTCAGTTCTTTAACAGTTCCAGTAACTCCTGGAGCATCAGCTTTAAAACCTTTTGGAATCGGAGTACCAAATTCATCTACAGTTGTTTCTGGATCTAAATGAAACGCAGAACCTTGTGCCATATATCCTACAGCTTTATTTTTTGTTTGACCTTTCATGAAAGTTGCAGGTCCTTTTTTATATGCCATTTTTTTTGTTTTATTTTGTTTTATCGTAAGCTTCTTTTTCCCAAGGCAAATTCTTTGCCCCTTCATTCATACTAGATCTAGGTATTTTTTTACCTTTCCAGTATACATATTTATCATCATAATCAAGATCTCCACATCGCATTTGGTCTATGTGAACCATCTCGTGTTTAATAACTTCATCTTCTTGTTCAGGTGTCATGCCTTGTCTTAAGATTACAGTTCCATTATTATTAGCTTTACCTAAAACTCCATCTTCCATATCTACCCTGTAGATTGGCGTATTGTCGCCTGAGTAAGGTTTATTGTTTAGTTTAAAAGCCATTATTGTTTATTTGGAAACTTTTTATTAAACCATTCTTTACGAGCAGAACAGCCGCAGGGGATATTTAAACCCTCTGCGACTTTATCTACTACGTTTTTTATTCCAGTAGCTTTAGTAAACTTTTCTATGTCGTCTCCTAAACCTCTAGATTGCATATTATACGTTTTCGTATACAGATGATGTAAACGTTGCGTATACAGCAGCTTGGTCAATTACAGTTCTTCCTGCTGGTACAGCTGGAGAAGTTGTTTGAGCCGTGTTAAGAGGTGATACTACTGTAGACTTTACTCCACCCGGGTTAGCAGTCATAGCAGCGTAAATAGCTTTTACAACTCCATTAGCTTCTAGTGGTGCAACGTGAGTAATAGTATACTTTTTAAGACCATTAGCTAGATCAATTTTTGTAGTAGTAGTTGTTACTGTTTCTACATTTGCGATCTCTCCGATTGGAATCAATAGTTCTTCTTGAGCTCCTGTTAAGTTAAATTTTAAAAATGATGCCATTTTTGTAAGTGTTAAGTGTTAGTGTTAGTGTTAGTGTTTGGCTGAGGTTTGTACAGTCCTCTCTGTTTTATTTTCCGTACTTATCGTATTGGTTTTTACCAGAAGATTTAGCATCTCTATCAATTACGTTTTCCATTTTCATAGGAGCGTTATATCTAGCTGCAGAATTACAGTGCATTGTCATAGGAGAATAATCCATATGAGGACCTTCGCCATGTTTTTTTTCGTCGTGTTTTAAATCACCAGCTAGTTTAGAAATATGTTTCTCATCGCTAGTCATTTGCTTGTCGCTACCACCGTGCTTAGCGTCATAATTAATATCTTCTTTTAGATATTGCATATGAGCTTCGTCATCTCTTTTTGTAGCTGCATAGTTTTCACTAGTAACTCTAGTGTGTGAATGCCTTGCGTTGCCAGTGTACTGACCGTAATATCCTTTTTTCATAATTACCATTTTACTTTGTCAGCCCAGTAAGCAGCAGACATTTTTCCTTTTTTAATATTTTTAGCGTGACGAGCTTTAAAACTAGCTCTACGAGCTTTTTGTTTTGCTGATTCGCCTTCTTTAGGTTTACCAGCTGTCGTAACACCTTGCTGACCAAAGCGTATAATTTTTTCTTTACCACCGGAGCAAGCACGAACTATGTGCGACTTTGTTTTGTGGTCTGGCGTACGCCTAGGCGCATTGCATTTAAGTGTTTTTTTATCTGTTGCCATTAGTATGTCCAGATTACATCTGGTTTTTTTGATGTGTCTATATCTATGTGTATAAAGCCGTTTCCTACACCTATTCTATCAAAACCCACAGCAAACAACGCTTGTAGCATTAAGAACCTATTACGACTATCTATTTTAGTTCCACGTGGATTATCAGATACATCAGCTGCTAAACCTTTTAAATGAGAAGAACCAGAAACTCCACCTACTTTTTCGTTATGTGCTTCAGTTCTATAACCACTAGTTATATATATAGGCTTACCATATATAGCTCTAGCTTTATCTAGCATTTGAATAATCTTTAAATCCATCATTTGCCCACTACCTTGTACGTCTGGTGAATCAAAATGTTCGTATTCAAAATAATTAAACATTATTTTTTCTTTTTAAGCTGCACCCATTTATTTATAGTGTAACCAATAGTTACAACTAACAATAACAATTTTAAACCCATTTCTATCTCAGCGAATGTTGTAACTCCTAATGTAGTTGTGTTTATAGCGTAAAGTTTAAAATCATTAAGACTCATCTTACAATCCTTTTGCTCTTTGTGTTATTGGCCCGCGGCTCGGCTTGCAAGGATATTTACTAACTTGCATACCTGTAATACCTGAACTACTACCGCTACCCATTGGAAAACCAGTAGTATCTAAAGGTCCGTCCCAAACGTGAGATTCTCCTACTTGTCCTTCTAGTGTAGGTTTTCCAAGTAATTTTCCTATATTGTGATCCATAATTATTTATTTAAAATACTTTATTTATTTTTTTCAAGCGTTTCGCTTAGATTTTCTATCAGATCGTTTACGTTGTCTTCTTGCTTTATTCTTATCTCGATTAGCTTGCCTGTTCTCTTTATTAGCTTGTCTAGCAGCTTGTCTTTCACCTCTTGCTTTTATCCTGTCTAATCCTGTTGAACCATCTCCTTCACCAACAGCTCCAGCTGCTGAAGCGCCTATTGAAGATATAGTATCAGCTATAGCTTGTCCTGTGCCTGTATCTAAAGCAGTATCTGGATTAGAGTAAGAACCATCACTAACATAATCTCGTTCAAACTCAACCATGCTTGCTGGTGATTCGCTATAGCCTTCAGTTCTAGCTTTTATAACATCTGCTTGTGTAATTTTACCATCACCTGTTTGATCTTTAAAACCTAAAGGCGATTTAGGCATAGATATTTGTCTTTCTAAAGGTGTTCCGTACATTTTGGCAGCAGCATTACTAGCGCCTGACTTAAACATAGGAGCAGCATTACCCATTTCGTTAGAAGGCGTAATTTGAAAAGTCTTACCTTCAAAAGGGTTTGCTACACTTGAACTATTCATATCACCTGTCATTACACCGCCAGCGGTTGGAGCCCCAACAGCTTGAGCAGGTTGATTTATTTGAGCAGATGGTGCCATTGAACCTTTTCCATAACCTGGATCACCTATTTGCGGTTCATAACCCATACTTTGTGCCATTTCACTTGTTCTAAGATCTGATCTTTGCTGCTGTGCCATTCTCATGGCCTCTAGTGGGTTTCCTGACAATCCTCCTAAAGTGGCAAGGTCTATTGGACTTTTATAAGCCATAATTATCTATTTTTATCTTTGTTTACATTATACACAGATGTAATTAATACCTTATCAGTATAAGTTTGCCCGCGCATTATTTTGTTTCTTTTTTCACTAATAGGTATATCTTTTTCACCAACCATTATTTTATACATGGTATTTATTAGCTGCTTGCATTTAAAAGACACTTTGTATATATTATACTTTTGTGTTGTTCTATTTCTTTCACGCCATACTACTATCCAACCTTCTTTTAAAAGTCTATTCCAACGTCGATTATCCCAACTGTAAGAATAGCATCCCATTTCAAAATCTTTTTTATTAAAATACTCCATGCAATCTAAGTATATTAAAAGTTCAAGATCAGCATCGTTAAGATCGTTATTCCTACAAGCCCATTTGCGAATTATACGATAGTGTTTTAAAAGATTTAAATCTTTAATATCACTAGCATCTAACCTACGTCTCATAGTATTACTACTACGTCTTGCAGTTTTATAACATGAAACTTTTCTTTATCTATTTCTATACCATGGCCGGCATGTCTATCGAAGTAGATTTCATCACCATCTTTAATACCTACAATTTCGTCACCTGTATTTAATACTTCTGCGCGACGATAACGGATATCTTCTCTATGACTTTCAGCAAGTAAAAGTCCACCTTTTGTTTTGGTGGACCCTTCTTTATGCATTTTTATTATTAAGTTTTTACCTATTGCTTTCATCTATTCTTAAATTATTGATTACACAATCGGTTGAAAGAATAGTGGTAGCTACTGAAGCTGCGTTTCTAAGCGCAGACTTGGTAACTAGCAAAGGATCGACAATACCTGATTTAATCATATTTACCATATTCCCTGTAACCACATCTAATCCCTTGCCTTTTACCTTAGGCATATCATACTTTTGAATGCCAGCATTTTTCAATATAGTTTTAAACGGAGCTTGTATGGCTTGTAAAAGAACTTTTTCACTTTCGTTTTTTGGTTTAATTGCCATTGTTGCGTTTAATAAAGCTATACCACCACCTGGTACTATACCTTCTTTTATAGCGGCTTTTGTAGCACAAATAGCATCTTCAACTCTATCAGCTTTTTCTTTAAGCTCTATTTCTGAATTTGCTCCAACTTTAACGATAGCTACTTTAGCAGATAGCCTTGATAATCTTTTTTCAAGTTTGATTATGTCAGCTGCATTCTTTGTCGTAACTAATTCTTTTTTAATTTCTTTAACAAGGTTATTCACCTGGTCGTTGTCTTTGTCAACTTGTAAAATCGTATCGTGTTCTGTTGTAATACTTTTAATACAAGTACCTAGCATTTCTGGTGTGATTAAATCTACATCATCACCAAGATCTTCGTTTATAACAGTTGCTCCTGTAAGTAAAGATAAGTCAGTTAATGTATCTCTTTTAAGTATGCCATATGTTGGCGCGTTAATTACATTTACTTTTATATTACCTTTAGTTCTATTCATCGCAAGAGCTGATATAACAGCCTGCTCACAATCAGCAATTATAAGCAAAGGTTTATTTGCTTTTATAACGTATTCTAATACACTTTGTATTTTTCTAATACTTTCAACTGGTGATTCCATTAATAAAACAAGAGGATTATCTAACTCAGCAGTTTTAGAGGCTTTATCAGTAACAAAAGACATGTTAGTTAATCCTTTATCATACTCAACACCATCTACTATTTCTACTGTTGTTTCACTCTCTACTGTTTGTTCCATTGTAACAATGCCAGTTTCATCTACACCTCGGAAAGCGTCAGCAATAACTTTACCAAGCTCACTATCGTTGTTTGTAGATATCGTTGCTACTTGATCTATTATATTCCCAGAAACTTTAACAGAGTTTTTTTCAAGGTGTTTTATAACCTTATTGACAGCGGAGTTTATACCGATTTTCATTTTCCTAGAACCTTCTTTGTCTAGTACTTTGTAAGCCTCTGTTAAAATTGAGTGCGCTAGTACCGTAGCCGTTGTTGTTCCATCGCCAGCTTCTTTAACGGTTTTTCTAGCAGCTTCCTTTAAAAGCGTAGCACCCATGTTTTCTACTGGGTCTCTAAGTATAATAGAGTTTGCAACTGTTACACCGTCTTTTGTTATTACTGGTTGTCCGGTGTTATCTTCCAGTATAACACATTTGCCGCTAGCCCCAAGTGTGGAGCTAACAGCTTGTGTTAATTTATCAATACCTTTAAATATATTGGTGCGGGCTTCGCTACCAAAGTTAAGGTTTTTAACTATAGCGTCTGACATTTATTTTATTTAATTTAATTTAATTTTATTTAAAGAATAATTTTATTATTCCAACGAGTGCCAAGTAAAAAGCTATAATAGTTGTTATACAACCTAAAGCTCCTACTCCTTTTGCTACCCAATTTTTCATTCAAACGTTTTAACGACTTGTGGTCCGCGTAAGTAACCAAGCTTTTTTTCATAGTGCGATATTGATGCATCTATTGCTTGCTCAGCTCCTTCCATGGTTTCGCGTCTCGTTACGTCGATCCAAGAATCTTTTGGCCCATTAGGATCTAGGTATTCTGTTTGGTAGAAACCGTTTGGTAGCTGGACTATACGCCAGTGTTTCTTTTCAGATACATGCTTCCAAAGGTTAATGGTTTCTTCAGTTACTTGTGGTTGACTACTCCACGATTGAGTCTGGTAAAATAGTGTCATGGTTTTGGTTTTAAATTACTATTTGGTTTGCCATTTCCCTGGCCGGGTATATTCTATATACTCACTTGGTTTTAGTGATTTTTACCAAGGAACATCTTTAGTTTCTGAAATAGGTGTTATAAGTGCTTCTATATTAGCGTCAGCAGCTTCTTGTATACCACCAATACTAGCATCTTGTCCAATCCAAGCTTCTACGTCTTGCTGTGTAAGATTTTCAAAAGATACAAAGTCAGAAGCATCAGGTTCTCCAACTGGAGAAGTGCCTATTAAAGAAGTTGAATAAACATTACCTTCTGGATCTAATTGATCTGACACCGCTGTGTATGTCCAATGAATGTTATAGACCACGTCTGTTAGTCCGTTTTCGCTTGGTCTAACGTCTAAGTTATTTATTGTCCAAGAATATGTATTTGCCATTTTTATTTATTTTTATTT